TGTGGCAGATGCGCCACCGCTTCCGATATTTAACATCTACTCGTTCCAGAGTTGACGGAAAGAGTAGATGTTAAATATCCACCCGCACCACCACCACCACCAGCCAAATTACCACCGCCACCGCCAGCAGCAACAACTAGATAACTAACCGATGAAGGTGCTTGACCCGACAAAGACCCGCTAGAAGTAAATGTGTGAATAGTGTTGCCACCAGAAGATGTGACTGTTCCACCAGTAAACACTTGTGAGCCAGCGTAAGAGATGATTACAACGCCAGAGCCGCCAGCACCCGATGTTCCACCATTACCAGCACCACCACCGCCAGCACCTAAATTGGCAGTTCCAGCAGTAGCAGTACCAGTTGCATTAGCACCAGCACCACCGCCACCAGTACCACCAGAACCAGGTGTTCCGTTGTCTGAACCACCGCCACCGCCACCAGCGTATGTAACAGATGAACCAGATATAGACGAAGCAGAACCATTGCCACCATTGCCAGCAGTTGCATTAAGAACTTGATTTGCGTTTGTTCCTATTGCACTTGCACCGCCACCGCCACCGCCAGCACCAAAAACACCAGCATTATTTCCATTACCGCCAGCAAATCCTTGTCCTGATGTGCCAGCACCACCAGAGCCACCAGTAGGCCCAGCCGTTCCACCACCGCCAGAGCCACCGATAGCACCATTTGCACCAGAATTATTTCCAGCGCCATAACCACCGCCAATAGCAGTTAAATTAAATGCGGATGAATTAGTTCCAGAATTTCCATTGCTATTTGTTGAAACAGATGCGCCACCAGCGCCTACTGTTACTGTATAAATAGAGTTTGCATCAAGCGTAAGGCTAGAGCCTGACAATAAACCGCCAGCACCACCGCCACCAGCCGCCCATGCACCTCCACCGCCACCACCAGCCACTACCAAGTAACTTGCTGTTACAGATGACAAAGGGCTAAGTGCGCCAGAAGATGTGAATGTGTGAATGAAGTTACCGCCTGATTGGGTAACAGTTCCACCACCAAATAATTGTGTTGCGCTTGTGTATGAAATGATGACTACGCCTGAACCGCCAGCACCGCCTGTTTGCCAAACAGAACCGTTGTATGCACCCGCACCACCACCGCCACCAGTATTAGCTGTGCCAGCAACACCAACCCATGAAGTGCCAGAACTACCGCCTGCACCACCACCGCCATTACCACCAGAGCCGGGAGTTGTAATAAATCCACTTCCGCCTGCACCACCACCGCCACCAGCGTAATATGTTGAAGTGCCTGAGATTGAAGACGCTAATCCAACACCGCCAGAACCAACTACTGTTGTTGTTCCCGTGCCGCCTACTGCACCAGCGCCACCTCCACCACCAGTACCATAATTAGCAGAACCTGTGTTTTGTCCACCATTGTTACCTTGACCAGCAGTGCCTAATGCCGCCGCAAATGTTGGAGCGCCACCATAAGAGCCAGCGCCACCTCCAGAACCGCCAGAACCACCAGCGGCACTACCGCCACCATAACCACCGCCAACAGAAGCGGTTAATGCACCAAGTTGAGAGTTACTACCTTGAACTCCATTGCCACCACCAGTAGGTGCGCCACTTCCTCCAGCGCCAACAGTAATCGTGTATGACAACGTTGGGTTTAAAGTTGTTGTGCCTGTCTGATAACCACCAGCACCTCCACCTCCACCAAAAGCAGAACCAGCTCCACCGCCACCAGCAACCACAAGGTAACTAGCAGTAACCGATTGCAGTCCTGTCCACCCAAAGGCGGCTAGTGCGGCGGCTCCAATCTTGGATAAGCGAGGCATCTTTTGTCCTTATGCGAACTTGGTAACAGAAGCCAAAACAGTAAAGGTTGCACTTCCTGTTTTCAGAATTACATAAGTGTAACTATCAACAGAACTAGCATTGCCAGAAGTAGGAGCAGAACCACCTTGCCACTTAGGAGTGACAGAAGAGCCGTCTACTTGAACAGCAGAGTTGTAGTAGGCAGTAGAGCCATTGGTCACCAAGAAGGTAGCAGACAAAGACTCGCCTGTTGCCATGATGGTATTTAGTGATGTACCGCTAGAACCTCTGAAGTTAACCGTGAAGTTGCCACTAGCGTTAGTGGTGTAGTACAGAACCGATTGGGTTGTGACATCGTAGTTGATCGTGCCTGTTGCCGCAGTTGCAGAGACAGTTGCAGTCTCAAGAATATTAGAGGTTTTTACATCCGCATTTGACGAAGTGCCAGCAAAAGTCTGTAAGCCTGTAAATGTGTTTGCCACATTCGTCACGGGAATGTTTGCACCAGCAAGCGTTGCAGCTCCTGTACCGCCTTTAGCAATCTTTAGGACTGGACCAGAATCAAACAGAGCGTCGATGGTGTCCAGATCGGTATTGATCTTGTTTCCCCAAGTATCAGTACTAGCCCCAACTTCGGGCTTAGTAAGCAATAGGTTTGTCGTCGTGGAGTCAGCCATATTTCACCTCATGCGGCAATTTGCCAAGAATTACTGTTATCGGAGATTGGTGTCCAAGTCTCTAGAGTGTCTGAGATTGCGTCCCATGTTTCCGATGTGTCTTCTAGATTTTCCCATTTTTTTGCGCCAGAAACCGACATCAAAGAATTGCACGAAATTTCAAACGCCCCACTAATGACTAATCCACCGTTAATGATAAGTTCGCTACCAGCAACAATATCAAAAGCACCGCTAGTGATGATGTTGCCGTCGACCGTCATCACCATCGCATCGAGTATCGACAGGGATGCGAATGCAACCCTTACGCCATCAATGACGACTGTGCTTGTGTCGGAAGGAGAAAACGCGCCTACGGCAACGCGAGTGCCAGCAACAGCAACGGTGCTGGTTGCGGTAACTGCAAACGCGCCAAGGCTTACCCCGTAGGAGTACTTGCCCTGCCCGTATGGTCCAGAGCCGTATGCTGCCATGATTAGGTCAGGGTGACTGTTAAGCTACCAGCAGGGATGCGGAAGACATCGCCACTATTGATCGTGCGTGCTGTGGTCAATGCTGCCCATGCAAGCATATTGCCACCAGTAGACGCATCAAAGATTGCTGCCCAACCGATAGAACCCCATGTTCCGCTTGATGCTGCAAACTCAATGGCTGCTGCATTTGTTGCGGTTGTGTCTGTGCCTGAGACCGTGATACTTCCAGTAGCAACGCGAGCGTAAGAACTACCAGAAACCTCAGTACCGCCACCCGTATCAGAAGGGGCAGCAGTAAATAGCCCAACATACCAAGCAGTTGGACGGGTTACAGAGTTAGTGGTTAGTAGATAGTTGAGAACTAGGTTCTCGGTGTAGTCGCTAAAAGATGACATATCTTGCCCTTATCCCAAAGTTCTTGCGCGTGTGATTAGAGTGCCACCAGATGTAGCGCCACGGTCATCGGCTTGTTTGACCTCTTCAAGACCCGTCTTGTAGAGCGATGCCCATGTAGCAATTCTCGCATCATCTTGCAGATACGGTGCTGCTTGCATGAGAGCGCCATAGAGATAAACATCAGGTGCAGCAGTCAATAACCAGTTTGTTGTGTTGCTAGTTGATAACTTACTCAACTTTGCGTAATAGGTGAGTTCACCCGTGTACGAAGTGTCTGGTATCGGCACAAAGCGAAACTGTCCACCCACCACGCTGAAATACGCTGGCTTAGTGGACGATGTGTAGATGGTTGACAGGTTGTCCATTGAGTCAATGGTCTCAAACTGCAACGGTGTTGGGGGGTTAGTGTTTAACTTGAAGGACTTAACCTCAAGGAAGTCTGATGGTACGGCTGCATACTCAGTATCAATGGTTGCCGTAGAGCGAGAGATCATTTGTCTAGTGCGCAGATTACGCTCGATCTGAGCCTCTGCCAAACTAATAAAGTCAGGAATAGCAGTAGTCAGGTCTGAGCGATTAAGCCAGTCCCCGACAGATGTCTTTAACTCAGCATATGTTGTTAGCGCCATCTTCAGCCTTTTCTGCTTTCTCCAAGTCGCGCATCACCCAAGTGTGATCGTGCTTGAATTCAAAAGTCCCAATGTGTCCGATTTCCTTCGACACATCGTGGTCTATGTAGATTTTAAAGCCAGCAGCCTGTGCTTTACGACAGAAAAAAACATCCTCACCAACATAACCGCGCTTCTCAGTACGCCAAGGAGTCTCGAACCAAGGTTCACTCAAACGCTCAAACACTCTGCGCTTGATGAGCATTACGCCCATGCCGATAGAGCCAACCTCCTCAATCCCTGTGGAGTCTGGCATTGTGTAGATGAGCACGCGCTCACCGTTCTCGTCATAGCGCTGTGCAGTTGGTCCTGTCGGCAGTCTGCGTCTTGCACAGTTCGTTGCCACGATGTCCAAGTCGTGCTTTAAGAGCCTCTCAATCATGTCTTGTGGGAAGGTCATGTCTGAGTCCACAAACAAGATATGAGTACAACCCTCAGCCATTGCGTCTAAACACAAGTCAGCACGCTGTGTCTGAATCAGAGTGCCTTGCATAATCTTCAAGGAAACCGCATCAGTCGTGTTGATAGTGTGGTGCGCCACCATGTTGGTTATGCAAAAAGCATAATTTGCGTGAACCATGTCACGCGCTGGTGTGCAGACTGCAATGTAGTTTGGTGTCATATTTTTCCTGCTCTTGTTCTAAAGTATTGGTTATCGCTGTCGTTTAACCATTTTTTCATGTA